GCTTGGTGTCTTATCTGGTACGACGAAGTCTACAATACAATCAACTTCCTTCGCAATGAGGAGCGAGACTTGTATCTGTGCACCTCAGGTGGTGGTAAGAACCTCTGGTGGGCGTCCGAGCTTGGTATGCTGGTATGGATTCTGGGCCGCAACGGCATCAAGATCGACCCCGGCTCCATCTTGCAACTGCCAATCAATAAACACATGGCCCTTGAAATCCCAAAACTTGACCAGAAATTCTGGCTGCCGTATGTGGAGGACGCGCCAAAGAAAAGTTTTTTTACTTCAAGCGGAAGGGCAAACGCGACAGACGACTACGACGACTGGGCAAGGTACCGTGGTAAATCTTGGAGATATTCGAGTGGCGATTCAAAGTTCACGTACCACAGCGGGGAGGTAGTATCTTGGGATGACCTCGATGACTCGTACGACACCCACGGATCGTGTTGCCAGAACTGCGGTACGGAAATCCCCAAGTACTCCGCAAGCGGAAAAGACGGAAAGATATTCTTCCACAACGGGGTCACCGCCCCAATGTTTGTGTGTGATGATTGCTGGAAAGAAAGCCCACCAACTTGGAAAGAGTGGTTAATTGAAAATCTAGGTACTGACAACTGGGCCTTGCGCTCTAAAGCAAGCTAAGAGGAGTAAAGACAATGAAAGCGAATATCCTTATCGGGGCTGATCCCGAATTGTTCTGTGTGAATCCTAATTCCGGTTCGTTTGTGTCTGTTCACGACAAGCTACCGGGCACTAAAGAGGAACCGTTCAAGGTCCCGTATGGGGCTGTCCAAGTCGATGGCACAGCCGCCGAGTTCAACATTGACCCAGCGTCCACGGCGCAAGAGTTCGGCGACTATATCCGAGCCGTTGTCAAGTCTATGGGTCTTATGCTTCCGGGGTATACGCTTACCGCCACACCTGTGGCCACCTACGAGGAGGCCTACTTCAAGTCCCTGCCTGAGAAGGCGGTCGAGTTGGGGTGCAACCCAGATTACAACGCCTACACTGGGGAGGTCAACCCCATTCCCGATGCCCGAGTCATGTTCCGTACTGGGTCGGGTCACGTCCACATTGGGTGGACCGAGGGGGCCGATCCATTTAGTCCACAACACTACAACAAGTGCCGTGAGGTTTGCATCCAGTTGGACTACGCCCTCGGGCTCAACTCCCTGCTGTGGGACACAGACAACCGTCGTCGGGAGCTCTACGGGAAGGCGGGGGCGTTCCGTCCGAAGTCCTATGGGGTCGAGTACCGCGTCCTCAGCAATAAGTGGGTCCTTGATCGGGACCTGTGTGACTTTGTCTTTAACTCGACACAGCAGGCGTTGGCTGACCTGTTCGAGCGTGACATCTTTTATGACGATGCGTCCCCCGGCCTAGCTGAGCGGTGCATCAACAACAATGAGTACCAAACACCACCAGCCTTGGAGGTTCCACGTTATGTTCACAAGTAGTCGCATGATCTTTGACAGTAAAGAATCTGTCCGAGACCGACTGTTTAACACCTATATTCTATATCGTAACAAGTTCTACACTGTTGTAAGTGTAAGAGATGATGGAAGTTACGATGACTTCTTTATCGGTATTATGGACTTTCAAGGTACTACGGTTGAAGTCCGTGTCAACGACCCAGAGGTTATCTTCCAAGGGTTCCCACTAGGATTCGTGAACACCAAGAAGGGCCCTTTCTTCACCTCACGTACAGGCCACCGACAGTACAAGCAAGGCATCAACGCCGACAATATCGCCATCAACCCTGTCCTTACCACACAGCGACGACCCTCATTGAATGAGGAGTTCTGCGAGTCACTATCCAAGACAGTGTTCAACGACTACCCAACCCTACAGACTTACCTCGATGCTGGTCGCTCTGGTGCCTTCTCCCGCTACTTTGCCAAGGTTCGGGACGACTTGTATTATAAGACAAAGATCGTAGGTAAGTTCGTGGATAATGTGCCCACCTTGGATGACCCCTACAAATATCTGCAAGAAGCACTGGACGAGGCCTCAAATGGAACCGCAACTTAACGACATTGTAAAGCGTAAGGAATGCTCCGGCACATACGCCTGTGAGTTAGAGATTGAGTTCGACCACACACTTGTTGAGGCTGACAACTTCAAGATTGGTTCCGCGAACTGGCAACAGGTAAAGGACGGGTCGTTGCGTAACGGCTTCGAGCTTATCATGCGGGGTCCCGTACCCTACAAGAAGCTGCCCGAGATTCTCGATGAGCCCACCCAACTATTGGCCGCCAAAGCTATTGATGGGCTGGGCAACTACCTTATCGATGCCATCAAGTGGTCCAATCGGTGCTCCGTTCACGTCCACATGAATGTGCAAACGTTTACCCCGCGGCAACTCCTGCTGTTCTCCACACTGTGGTACGTGTTCGAGCCCATACTGGTGGAAAAGTTTGCCCCGGAGCGGGTGGGCAATCTGTTTTGTCTTCGTGCCGTAGACGCCCCCGTGTTTGTGGACCACGTAATCGAGGCATTCAGTCCCGAGCGTATCAAGTACATCGATGGCAACCGCCGATACATGGGCCTCAACTGGGCCAGCATCGGTAAGTTCTGTTCACTGGAGTTCCGATACCTTCGGGGTTCCATTGATGCGGCGTACATCATGGAGTTCGTTTCGTACGTAGAGGCCTTGCGTAATTGGGTTCTCAGATGCGATGCCGACCCAAAGGATGTGCTACCTATGCTGTCTATGCGTGGGTTGGCTGAGATGTTCGAGGAGTGCTTTGACAGACCCTCAAGGGGTTACGACTTCAACTCCCCACTTGTGTGGCAGTCCTTGCGCCTTGCCCAAGACCTGTGTTATGGTGTTGACCTCACAGCGTTCAAACCCGTGAAGAAGTTCAATGACGACCGTATGGAATACGTGTTCTATGTCAACCCCGGCGATGCCGATGAAGGAGAGTTATAAACTATGCGTACTTTTATCTTACCTTACAATCAGGCCTCCGAGTCTGCCAAGAAATTAGCCGAAGCCCTTGGGGCCAAGCGTATCAAGCGCGAGGGTTCCCGCTATAAGTACAGACAAGGTGACACGATCATCAACTGGGGATGCTCACAAATCGACAACCCTGAGGTGCTCAAGGGGCTTGTACTTAACCGCCCAGATCAAGTCAATGAGGTCTCAGACAAGAAGACCTTCTTCCAGAACTATCCGGGCAATCGGGGCTACGTAGTGCCACACACCACAGACTTGGAGATTGCCAGCCTGTGGTCTATACAAGACTTCACAGTAGTTGCACGTCACCAACTTCGGGGCCACTCAGGTGAGGGCATCGAGATTGTAACACCCGGCCAGTTGATGCCCCATGCCCCGCTGTATACACAGTACAAAAAGAAAACAGATGAGTATCGGGTGCACTTCGTAGGTGAGAATCTGATCAAGTTTGCCCGCAAGGGGCGCAAGCTGGAGGTGCCCGACGAGGAGGTCAACTGGAAGGTACGTAACCTAGCGGGCGGGTTTATCTATGCCCTGTCCACCTTCGAGGAGATGCCCGGAGAAGTGATCGAAGCTTGCCAAGACTACGCCAACAACACCCTGCTGGACTTCGGAGCTATCGACGTGATCTACCACAAACCCTCGGACCGTGCGTACATCCTAGAGGTGAACACAGCACCGGGCCTATCGGGGTCCACCATTGAAGCATATGCGGAGGCACTAAAAGTTGGGTAACTGTTATATCTGTGGAGCGTCTATTGACGAGATGCAACTGGACCATCGGGACATGAAGACCCTGCCGTGTGGGGTGTGTCTCGATGAGGTTGATAAAATACTTGACTACTGGAACGAGGATAGTGTATACTCTTATATAGAGGATGATCCAAGTGACCTAGTTGTGGAGGAGGAACACGAAGATGGATGATGATGACGATGGTGTATATGACATCTATGACGATGAGTACTACGCAGATGACTATGACCCTTGGGATAAAGATTACCTAGAGGGTTTAGAGATTGACTACGAGGACTTAGATGATGAGGACTTCCTATAGTGGTTAAAACATTTGTAACGGCTGATCCTCATTTTTCTCATTGGGGTGTGTGTAAGTTCCTGCGAGCAGACGGGGTGACTAAACTGCGTCCTTGGGATAACCCAATAGATATGGATGAAGAGTTGGTAGATCGCTGGAACAGTGTTGTTAATGAAGCTGACAGAGTTTACCTACTAGGTGACGTGTGCTTTAAGAAGTCTCACATACATATCCTAGGACGTCTCAAAGGTCGTATTGTACTCGTTAAAGGTAACCACGATACATTGCCGATTAATAGCTATCTACCCTACGTAGATGACATACGGGCTTGTGTAGTCAAAAAAGGTTTTGTTCTTACACACATACCGATACACCCAGATAGTTTAGAAAGGTGGGGTACTAATATTCACGGACATCTTCACGCTAATAAGATACCAGATAGACGATACAAGTGTGTATCCGTTGAACATACAGACTATACACCTATTACAATTGACGAGGCGTTGAATTTGTGACAAAGACACACCAACCCTGCCCTGATTGTGGCTCCAGTGATGCCCTGACCCTTTACGACGACGGGCACACCCACTGCTTTAGTTGTGGCTCAACACGGTTTCCCGAGAAAGAAGTGAAACGATTGGAAGTAAAAGCACTACCTGAACGTAAGATTACCAAGGTGGTGTGCGAGTTCTTCGGGGTGACATCCGACGAGAACCACCACGTATACCCCTACACCAACAAAGACGGCATACCTGTGGCCACAAAGGTGCGGACCAAGGACCCCAAGGGGTTCAAGTGGGAGGGCAACCCAAAGCAAGCCGCCCTGTTTGGCCAACACCTGTTCCCGCCCGGCTCGGCCAAGCAACTGACCATTGTGGAGGGCGAGTGTGACGCAATGGCCGTGCGTGAGATGATGGGCCTGTATCCCGTCGTATCTGTGCACTCGGCGAGCCAAGCTGAGAAGAACGTCCAAGACAGCTTCGAGTACCTCAACAGCTTTGAGAAGATCGTGGTTTGCTTTGACAAAGACGAGCCCAAGGTTAACCCACAGACGGGTAAGGTAACGTACCCCGGCCAAGAGGCTGCTCTAAAGGTGGCCGCCATGTTCGAGATCGGCAAGGTACGTATCCTGACACTGGGGGAATACAAGGACCCCAACGACTACCTGATCCACGGACGTGCCCAAGCGTTCAAGGACGAGTGGTGGAAGGCCCCTGAGCACATCCCAACTGGGCTCAAGTTCGGCAAGGACATGTGGGAGGACATCAGTAACCCGCCCCAATATGAGACCATCAGCTATCCGTTTGACTCGTTCAACGACAAGACCTACGGACTGCGGCTGTCGGAGCTTGTTGTCTTTACCGCCGAGACGGGGGTGGGCAAGACGTCCATCCTGAAGGAGATCGAACACCACCTGTTGAAGAACTCTGAGCACGGCATCGGGTTGCTGCACCTAGAGGAAACCAACAGGGACACCGCCCTCGGGCTGATGTCAGTGGAGGCCAACAAACCCCTTCACCTGCCTGATGTCCGAGAAGCCCTTGAGCCCGCCGCCCTACGGACCATATACGAGGCCTCTGTGTGTACCGACAAGCTGGTCATCTACGACCACTTCGGGTCCAACAGCATCCACGAGATTCTGGCCAAGGTTCGGCACATGTCAGCCCTAGGGTGCAAGTACATTGTGTTGGACCACTTGTCTATCGTGGTGTCGGACCAAGCGGGGGACGAACGTAAGCAGCTAGACGAGATTACCACCAAGCTCAAGACGTTGGCAATGGAACTTAACATCGCCATCATCTGTGTGGTTCACCTGAACCGCCAAGGGCTGATCCGCGGCACGGCTGCCATCGAGCAGTTGGCCAACATCGTGTACCTGTTGGAACGTGAGGTGGATGCGGTGGATGACTGGCGACGCAACGTGACCAAGGTGACCATCAAGAAGAACCGCTTCTGTGGTCGAGGTGGGCCCACGGCGTGGCTGGAGTATGTGCCCAAGACGGGGCGGCTGGTTGAGCTGGACCCCGAGCAGATTGCAAAGTACGAAGCTGGTGGCATCGGTGGTGGTGCCGAGGAGGATTGGGATGACTAACTTCACCAACGAGCAGCCTTACGGAGGCTGTGTGATGACAACCACACCAGAACTAGACCGCGCGATTGAGGTTGCGGACCGAAGGGGTTTCCCCCGCTACACCCAAGAACAAAAGCGTCGGCACGCCCGCGCCCTAATCCGCGAGTTATTCATTAACCTGCAACCACCAGCCGACGCGACCGACTACGAGCGCGACCTATGGATAGATACGATTGCTGCGGTCTTGCGCCGTGCTGGCTTGGAGGGTGAGGGATGAGTGAAGAAGAACTGAAGCAATTTCTAAAGAGATTGGATTCGTCTTGTGCAAACGGACCTAGCCCCATGCTTTTAATTTTCAACGCCGCTTTGACCGGGATAATCTCAAGCACGCATTTTGAGGGGCCAAATTATCAAGGCGCACCTCAATCGGCTGTTCGATTTGCCGCGCAGGTTTGTGTGGAGGCTGGATGCTGATGACTAACATCACCAACGAGCAGCTAGAGGCCTGGGCTGGATTGGGGCCTTGGGATGTAACCAAGAGCGCTTGGGATGAGCGCCATTATGTCGAAGGCGAAAACACAATCTGCCACATGTATGCTTTGCGCGAAGATGACCACGCCATCTTGCATTGCGACAACTATGAAACCAACGCCGCCCTAATCGCAGCCGCCCCCACATTAGCCGCCGCCCTATTAGCCGAGCGTAAGGCGCGGGAGGTGGAGGTGGGGGAGTTGAAGTTTGAGGTCGGCATGAAGGACAAGGCGATACGATTAGCTTTGAAGCGCCTTGAAGAATTGACCAATCAAACAGGAACGTTTGCGCTGTTTGCTAGTGACATCGCGCTGATCCGCCAAGCCCTGAAAGGACCAACCCCATGACTAAGAACATTGTAGTGTTTATCTACGAACCTTATGAAAACTTCACCATGTATGAGTTCAAGACTTATACTGAGGCGCTCAACTACATTAAAAAGCGTGCCATACATCCAGATGATGTGCTGGTATATTCGGACCCAGTTGAAGTTTCTTTTAGGTTTCTTCAAGGGCTTGCAGATGAAGAGGAACGGGGTAAATGACTAAGGTATATGTTGTATCAAGACTTGAACGCAATTATAGAGATGATTGGGACACCTCTTCGGAAAAAGTCTTCTATAATAAAGATGATGCTATAAAGTTTATCCGAGGAAATCCAGATACACATGAGTTATATTTTGATTGGGAGGAGGTAGACATAGAGTGAAATACCTCACATATGATGAAAACTATTGGATATTTGACTTAGAAACGGACGATCTCAATGCTACTAAAATACACTGCTGTTCTTTTATTAACGTCGTTACGGGAGAGGAACACCTAACAATTGGACCAGCCGAGACAAAAGAGTTCATCGTCTCACGTCCCGAGGCCGTCTGGGTTGGACACAATGCAATATCGTTTGATGCTTGGGCTATTCGGCTTCTGCTTAATACCCCCGTTGATCATCGGAATTGCATTGACACCCTTATTCTTAGTCGTCTATTTGATCCAAAGATGGACGGGGGACACTCCCTAGCGGCGTGGGGGACCCGAGTCAAGCTCGCCAAAGGGGGCTACAACGACTTCAGCAAATTCACAGAGGAGATGGGGGCGTACTGTTTACAAGATGCCCGAATAACTCGTAAAGTATTCATCAAGATTACTGAGCGGATGGCCAAGCTTAAGTTCTCCGAGCAGTCCATATCTATTGAACACAAGATACGAGAGGTACTAGATGAACAGAAGAGAAACGGA